GCAAACTTAGCCTTAAGTGAAGAATTACTAAAGTGGGCTGTAGGAACCTTATTTAAAATAGTAACACCTTTCCGATCTGTCATTTGTTATGTAGGAAACATGTATTCAACTACATGCCTTCTCTATAAATTCAAGGAACATCCTGATTGGCTCTCACTAATCACAGGTTGTATCCTCGCAAATGGCACTAGCCTATGGCCACAACTGCATCCTGTATCCTCCCTGATGGCATCCTTTGACCATGATGCTGCATTAGGTGAAGCAGATACATGGTATGCAGAAATGATGAATGATCCAATTGCCAGAAGTGATGCTCTTCTTGACGGTGCTCTCCCTCTTGATCGTTATGATGGAGTAATTGTTCCAGAAGCAGCCTTTCTTACGATTGATCCAGCAGGTTTTCGTAATGGTGCAGATGATAATGTCATTACAGGACATCAAGTCATCAATAACAAGTGGCATATAGCTGAAATGGAAGGCGGAAAATGGGATCCCGGTACCGTTATTAAAGAATCCATTAAGATGGCGGTACGCTTAGAAGCTAATCTTATAGGAGTAGAAGATGTAGCCTATCAACAAACATTAAAATACTGGTTTGATAAGACCTTTGCAGATGAACATATCAATGGTATTACTGTAGTCAACTTAAAAGTAGGAAATGTAGCAAAAGAACGTAGAATTAGAGCGTATGTAAAAGAAATGTATGCTGGAGAGTATTCTTTCCTGAGGGATACAGATAGAATGAAGTTTACTTGGCAGGCTGCAATGTATCGCCCAGGAAAGAAGAATAATCGTGATGATTGGCTTGATTCTCCAGCATTAGGACTTGTAGTCCGAAATCAACATAGACATCTTTTAGGGATTCGCCAAGATAAGCAATGGAAGAGTCCTGGAGTTGTCACAGATAACACACCCTTTTAGGAGCCAATCAAGTGGAAACAGATATCAGTCGTCTTAATAATGAATCTCTCAAAGCATTGCAGGATTATGCTTTAAAGATTCTAGACCATCATCGTTCATTTAATGAGTTAAGGAATAAAGCAGAGACTATAGATACTGCTTATTATCGTTACCAAACGGATACAGATAGAGAAGCAGGAACAGAAGAGTGTGGTATCACTGTAGATAATATGGTGGTTCCAGTCGTTGTTTCTCAGGTTGATTCTTTTGTAGGTTACTTCTCAGAAGTTTATCTCTCTGGCTATCCTACTTTCCCAGTCATCTCATCCCCTAAAGATATCAAACTAGCAGAGAAGCTAGAAGCTATAATCGACCAACATGCAACTCTAGGTGGCTATTCCAGAGAACTATTGCAGGCATTCTATCAAGGTACGAAATATAATTTCATGCCTATTCTCTGTGAGTCTAAGAGGATGCCATCTTATGACTTAGTAGCTCAGCTTCTTAGTACCAAAGATGCAGCTAAACTTAAGATGTCAGAGAAGAAATATACCTGTCTTCGTAATCTCAGTGTGTACAATACAATCTGGGACAATCGTTTTCGTCCTACAGAAGTGGCTACACGTGGAGACTTTGTAGGTCATGTTGATCGCCTGAGTCGTGGAGAAGTTCGTGTTCTTCTTGCAGAACTCTTTAATAAGAAAGCTCAATACAATAGAGATAAGACAGCAGACTTGCCATCTGGCTCAATCAATTCAGTTAATTATACTGACCTTCCTCAAGTATCTCAATACATTTCATCCTCAAATCAAAACTCTAGAACAGGAACTACACCTGACTGGGATCAATATTTTGGTGGCCGTCCTAATAACATGCAATCTCGTGGAGCTTTACGTGCTAGCATTTATGAATTAGCTACAATACAGGTAAGACTTATCCCACAAGATTATGGTATCCAAGTCCCTGCGCCCTCACTCCCACAGATCTTCAAACTCCATATCCTCAACGGGCAACTTCTCGTAGGCTTTGAGCGTGTGATTACTCCCTATAACTCATTCACTATAAATATAGGCCAGCCACTAGAAGATAACTTTGGGATACAAACTCCATCTATAGCAGAGAGACAAGGAGGATGGCAAGCTGCTGCTACAGCTCTCTTCAATATCAGAATAGCTATGGCTCGTCGTGCAGTATCTGATAGAGGTATCTTTGATGCTGATGTTATAAATCCCACAGATATCAATAGTAAACATCCAGCAGCCAAAATTCCAGCTCGTCTCAAAGGCTTGCAAGATAAGAAGATTCAAGACGCATATTATAGTATTCCTTATAACCCTTCAGGTGTAGAAGGAGTTGTGAATGATATGTCAGACATCATGCGATTTGCAGATCAAACCTCAGGACTCAATGCTCCTCAGCGTGGGCAGTTCCAAAAGGGTAACAAATCTGTGGATGAGTGGAGAGATACAATGGGGAGTGCAGACAATAGATTGCGCCTCCCCGCTCTCAATATGGAGTTCCAGTCTTTTATTCCTATCAAAGAGATGATTAAGTTCAATATCTTCATGAATGGGGAAGCTGGAACCTTCACAAACTACAGTGGTGGAGATGCTCTGGAAGTCACGTCTGAAGATATCCAACAGATGCAAGCTAAATCTCTAACCTTTAGAATAGCTGATGGTTTTACACCTAAGAGTAAGATGGCATCTACAGATTTCCTTGCTACAGGTATTCAGATGCTGTCAACTTCTCAGGTTCTTCAAGCATACTATGGTGGACATCTGCCATCTATGTTCGCTCATATGATGCAGTTAGGTGGAGTACGTGGGCTAGATGAATATAGTCCTGATGTAGCAACAGCAGAAGCAAATCAACAAGCAACACAACAAGCACAAGGAGTACCAAATGGACAGCCAGCAGCCCCTGCTGCACCTATTGTTTGAACAAGGTTTCGTTCATCTATACAGTGAGGATGTACTAAAGAAGCTAGACTTTACAAAAGAGCAGCAAGATGCCCTATTTAATCATCTTGCTGCTCCTGAAGTAAGAGCCTATCTTAAAGAGTTAACCCATAACATCCTCATAGATGCAATGAGGCTAGATTTTACTAGAGCAGAAGATCAGTTAAAGCTGGCAAATAAGTTTGGTAGGGCACACGGAGCTTTAGAGCTTATCTATGAACTTGTATTATCAACTGAAAGGAAGCCAAAATGAGTACCATGTTCAATAATATCATGTCTGCATTTACTGGAACTGGAGAAGGAAAGCAGCCAGGTCAAAAGCCAACAGGTCAAGTTAAACCTGTGAATGATGGAATGCAAAGCCTTGACCCTAATGCTGGGCAACAGCAACAGAAGAAGGAGCCTTCTGATCCACTTGCCGCCTTTGAAAAGATATTCGATAATACGCCAGATAAGGATGCACCTAAAGCTCCTTCGTTTAAGCTAACTCCAGAAGTTCTTAAACAAGCATCAGAAAGCTTGGACTTCTCAGATGTCGTTCCACAAGATTTTCGTGAACGCTTCGACAAGAATGATCCATCAGCTATGTCTGATCTAGTAAATGGGTTAGCTCGTAAGCTTTATTCAACTACGCTTGACCACAGTTCTATTCTAACCGATAGATTTGTTGGTCAACGCTCCGAACATGACCGCCGAGGTTTAGGTTCCGAAGTCACTAAGACTCTCGCGAAAAATAATCTCAAGTCAATCGCTAGTAAGTCTCCTGTAGCTGCAAAGCAGATCGAGCAGATACATGATGCAATTATAGCCAAGAATCCTGATGCTACTCCTGAGTTTGTTCAAGAGCAGACAGAAGAATACTTTAGGCAAATTGCACTTGTTATGTTCCCTGAACTAGCAGAACTGAATCCTGCTGCTCAAAAGAAGAAACAGCAGAGTGCAGAACTCACAGGAAACACTGACTGGGATAAATACTTCTAAGCGATGACACACTAAAACAAAATGTAAGGAAAATCCAGTCTCCGTTTTATTTCTTTTTAGGAGACTCAAAATGTCATCGTTCTTTTCTGGCGTGTTCGCTGCTGAAACCGAGAACCCTGCGGAGCTTAATACAAGGAGCTTCGCAGGGCATATGCTTCATAAATTCCCTAATGGCTCTTTCCCTCTCTTTGGCCTGCTTTCGCAGCAAGGAAAGGGTAAAGCAAAGTCTTCCAGTCATGGATACTTCGCTAAGACCATGCAGTTTGCTTCAATTGTAGTTACTGGTGCAGAGACTGATTCTGCGACTACACTTGAGACTACTAGTACTGCTGGTATTGTTGTAGGCATGGTTCTGTATAATCCTGCTACTCGTGAGAACATGCGTGTTACTACCGTTACCACCAACGTAAGTGTTGTGGTGACTCGTGCATTTGGTCGTGTTTCTGCTGCTGCTATTGACGCTAGCCAGACTCTTATCTGTGTTGGCTCTGCCTTCGCACAAGGTTCTAGCCGTCCTACCAGCCGTGGTATCACTAAGGTATATGTTCCTAATTATACCCAGATCTTCAGGCATGCTTGGGCTGTAACTGATACTGCTCGTGCATCTTATGTAGAATTGGGTATGTCCAATATCGCAGAGAATAAGATGGACTGCGCTAAGCTGCACTCTGTGGAAGCAGAATATGCTATCCTCTTTGGACAGCCTAAGATGGACACCAGTGGAAGTGAGCCTATACATGCTACGCAGGGTGTATATGATGCCATTGACCAGTATGCTGCTGCCAATACTAATACTGCTGGTTCCACCACGACTTATGACCAGTTTGTAGAGTTGGTAGATCCTGCATTCACTTATAGCACTGATATGGGTAATCCAAATACTCGTCTGGCTATTTGTGGCAATACTGCAATGAAGGTCATGAATAAGATGGGGCGTCTGTTTGGTCAGATCAACCTGTCCCAGAAAGAGACTTCATTCGGTATGACGTTCTCTCAGTTCATCTTCTATCGTGGTACCCTCAATCTGGTTACTCATCCTCTGCTGAATGCTCATACTGATCTGGCAGATATGATGATCTTGATTGATCTTCCCGCTCTGAAATTGGCCTATATGGACGGTCGTGATACCCGTCCTGAAGAATATGGTGGAACTGGTCAGAACAATGCAAACGGTGTAGATGGTGAAGGTGGTTCACTGACTACTGAGTTTGCAGTTGAGCTAATCAATCCAGCTGGCTGTGCTGTGATTGAAGGTCTGACGGACGCTATAGCTTAATCCATTAAAGACCAAGGAGAAGAAATATGAGTGACGCAAGAAAGGGTATCCAGAGTATACAAGAGAGGATGCAGGCTCGTCTTAGGGAGACTACAGGTGTAGCCATCCCAGGGGAACAGGCAGGGGGCGGGAGTGATACTCCTCCCATTCCCGCTCCTACTGTTCCTGTTACAGACGTAACTCGTCCTCCTCTTGTAGCTGGAGAAGTTCTTTTTAAAGCGCCGCGAGCAGTCTTTAATTTCATCTACAAAGGAAAACAGATATCCTTCCTATATGGATGGCTGAAGACTTCTGATGTTGAGCTTGCTGCGCACATAAGAAAGAACTTCCCTAAGATTCAAGAAGTTAAAGATAAGGAATAAAGATGGACTTTGGCACGATAGTAGATAAGATAGCAACTAGAACGAATCGTCCTGACAAGGAAGATATCATCGAAGATGCTGTCAATGATGCTATCGAATACTGTACTGTCAACGGAGACTTCTCCACTGATTTAGTTGAGGGTGATGTTGATGTTGATAGTACAGTATACAGCCAAAGTATTGTTATCAGTGACACATTCACAAGATTTCGTAAGATCAAGTATCTGAAGCCGCTTGGCTACAATCAGTTTCTTGACTGGCGCGACCCCTCTAGAATCTTCGATGATCGAGGGAATCAGTGCAAAAATGTCTGGTATCGTGCAGGTGACAATATCGTCATCTCTACCAGTATGCAGGTTAGTAATGTACTCTATGGATATTTTCAATTTCCAGAAAGACTGGATGCTGATGAAGATACACACTGGATGCTTACCTATATGTATGGTGCCATTTTTAATCTAGCTTGTGCTGATATTTGGGACAACATAGGGAATGACGCAGAAGGTAAGAAGTACCGTGATAAAGGCTTGGCCTTTGCTCTAGCTCATAGAAAAGATCATAGGGACGGTGCAGCTCATTCATGAACGGGCCATTAGGTCTAGGAGGCGGCCCCCTAACTCATCTTCCAGACATCGCAGATGATGGTGTCAATGATGGTAGCGCTTTTACTGTGTCTAAAACAAATGGACAAGGATCAACTGTAGTACCAGGCTCAGTAGGTTACGAATCAGCAGATGAGATTCTTTTAGCTCTTGCTGATGACATGACTAGTGGTAAAGTATTTGGTGTCTGGATTGAAAGTGTTGCTGATAATGCTTTAGGTAATATATGCCTTGGTGGAGCTGTAGAATTGACTACAGCAGAGTGGGATGCCGTTACAGATGATACAGGTGGCCTTACTCCAGGAGATACTTATTATCTATCAGCAGCAGATGCAGGACAAATGACTAGGACAGCTCCAAGTACTGGTGTAGTAACTGTAGTAGGTTGGGCAGCCAGTTCCACAGTACTCTTCGTAGGAATAGAGAGGCCAATAAAGCTATGAAAAGAACCAAAATAGACGTGAGTAAACCGATACTCTTTCCAGACGGAAAAGAATTCTTGCGTAAAGTAGAAGAAGAAAAGATTCCTTTTACTTTACGTGATTGCCTTATGGCTTCTTTATTGACTCCAGAAGATGGACTAAATGCAGATGATTGCTGTCGTAGATATGAATTAGCAGACAGAATACAAAAGCAAGACAAGGTGCTATTTACCTTACCTGACGCTCTTCTCATTACTGGTCTTGTAGGAAAAGACCACAAAAATCCAGCAATTGTAGGGTTTGTAATGAAGTTGTTTTTCGATAAGGATTAACCATGGCAGCCCGTAAAGTATTAGTTTTAGTATCTGGCGAGATTCAACAGCTCCAATCTGGAGATACTGTTGATGGCTTAGTTATTGGTACTGATGTACAGGCATGGGATGCTGACCTGGATGCGCTAGCTGCCTTAGATGGTACGGCAGGTATGCTGTCACGTACAGGTGCAGGAACATTTGCTGTACGTACTCTGACTGCTCCTGCTGCTGGTATTACCATATCTAATCCTACAGGTGCTGCTGGTAATCCTACTCTTGCCCTTGCTGATGATCTGGCAGGATTGGAAGGACTTGGAACAACTGGTGTAGCTGTTCGTACTGCTGCATCTACTTGGACTACCAGAACTATCACAGGAACTGCTGGACGCATTACTCTGTTAAATGGAGATGGCGTAGCTGGCGCTCCTACAATTGATTTAGCTTCTGGTGTAGCTACTCCGGGTACTTATGGCTCAGTTACTGTAGATACTTATGGCCGTGTAACTGCTGGTACAGTAGATACTGGTGCAATGTCCACAGTGTCTTCGATGACTAATAATACTGGGGGTACTCTGGTTATTGGTACTCCTGTATATGGTTCTGCTGCTGGTGAGATTGCCAAAGGTGATGCAGATGCAGACGGTACAAGTGATATCATTGGTTTGTTGTATGATGATATTGCAAATACCGCATCTGGTAATGTTGTTACAAACGGAGAGATTGTAGCAACTACGACTGAATGGGATGCTGTAGCAGGTACTACTGGTGGCCTGGCTGTTAATGTTACTTATTATCTAGCTGGCGGTGCTGCTGGTGCAATTACCTCAACTGCTCCTGCTTCTGGTTTTGTTAAGAGAGTTGGTATTGGTCTTAGCACTACTCGTATGTTGATTGATCTTGGCCCGAGGATACAATTGTAATGGCTAATAGACAGCCACTAGCTATATCTTCTGGTGAGCTTCGCCAGATAGATGATGAGAATGATCTTATGCTTTCCCATGGGCCACTCGTTAAACAGAGTATTCCTGATGGTATAACTGTGACTGTGCCGGATGGTTATTCTTTTATTCAACTCTCACGGTATTCTGTTCTTGGCTCTGGTAGGCTAGAAATACTTGGAACAGGAAGGGCAGGAATCATATGAGTGATCTTCTTCTTGTAGAACAGGCTAGTCCTTCTACTCCTTCATCTGGTCAAGGTTTAATATATCCTAAGACAGATGGAGCTTGGTATATTAAAGGGGCTGATGGAGTAGAGATACTACTTGGCGGTAATATTGCATGGACTGCATATACCCCAACAATTGCAGCTGACTCTGGAACTTGGGGTGCCCTCACAGTAACTAACGCTCGTTATCTACTCCTTGGAAAGCTGTTGCATTTGCATCTTAATTTATCTGCCACTGTAGGCTCTGGAAGCCCCTCAGAAGCAAGAATACTCCTACCAGCTAGCAAGTCTGGAGCACATTCCAATACCTATAACATTGCTGGATTTTTGTGGTCTTTTCCTACAAGACCAGTAATGAGAAGAGCGTCAGGTAAGGTAAATAGCACCTTGTCTTGCTTTTGTATTCTGTCTGCTAATTCATATCTACGACAGGAATCATCTGCATTTAGTCCATCTTCTGGAGTCAATAAAGAAGCCATAAGTCAATCACTTAAAGTAA